GGCGTAATACATATCATATACTGCCTCATATTGTTTTAGCCCTCGCAATGTTGTAACAATAGAAATTAAATAGGTCCTCTGGCTATTGGGCTTCAATTTTTGAATGCGAGTCAATACTTTTTCGGTATCTTTTAGAAAATCATAATTTGGTTCTCCATTTTTTTTTGTTTTGATTGCTTGCTTATTATTTAATCTAATAATATTTGCAAGATATACTTTTTTTGTACTTTCGGTCGTAATCCTATTCTTCCTAGACTTTCCACCCACAATATCTTCGTCATCAGTTATAGGCATTGCGCCCCCCATTTCTTCAATTAAATTGTCAATTAGTTCTGCCATTTTTTTTAAAAAAATAAAAATAAATTAAGTTTATATTATTAAATATTTTCTTTTTGTGAGTTTAAATAATTAATATGTTTTAAAGTTTTAAAATGTTTTGTTTTGCTATCCAATCTACAAATTGAGCCACATTCACAAGTATATGGTTGAGATGCTCGTTTATTATGATTGTCTCTATTTATATTTCGATATTCTTTAATTTTATCGTTATTTGCTTCTTTGTATTTTTTATCATATTCATTTATTTTATCTTTATTTTTAAGCTGATATTGCTTTGTTTGTTCTAAAATTTTATTTCGATTCGTGTTATAATATTCCTTACATTTTTTTTTTATCTCAATTATATTTTGAGAGTAATATTCTTTATTATATTCTGGTCTTAACATTTCATATTCTGTTTGTACACTATTTGGTCGTTGTGTATTTAATGTTGAATTTAGTTGCTCAAACCAATATCTTTCCCTTGCCCTTGCTTCATTACCATTTGCACAAGGAAATTCTTCAATTTGTACCATTGTCCAATTAGGCCAGTTTCCATTATCTCTAATAAATTTATAAATTTTAAAATTATGCCGTCTATCAACTGGATTAATACATATAGTTCTATGTTGATATTTTCTTTTAGTAAAATTTATAGTTGACCCAACATATAAATCTGTAACGAGGAGATCATTACAAACGATTTTATAAATAACTGTTTTAGAATAATCAACTGCAGTCTTCGGCATCTTATTTTGTCTTATTATATACTATATATTTATTTATCTAATTAGATAAATTTATTTAGATGTTAACATAACCGCCAATTCATCGAAACTTTTTGCTCCATATTGTTTCTTCACTGAGGAGAACCATTTATAAAATTCTTTTGGGTTTGTTATTCCATTCATAAATGCTAATAATCTTATTATTGAAAAACGCCCACATGTTGCTATTTTAGGATCCCATCCCTGATATTGCACTGGATTGTGCTTTAATGCACCGCCCCCTAATTCTTTTAAATAATCAGAAACTTCTCCAAACTTTATCCTCTTTTCTTTATCAATATGCGCTAAATCTTCAGCGCTAGAAAGCCCATAACTATCAAAAAATTCATAATTTTTACCATTCCGCATAATGCAAGTCCAATGTCCTATCGATTGATTATTATTTTGCTCATCAATAAAGAATAATATAGCACAATCATTTGGGTATGGCAATACTTCAGAAATTGAATTATATTCGACTAAATCAGGAAATCTAATTATTTTAATATCCCTACCAAGTATTTTTTTGATGTCTTCGGCACTAACCATATAATCCATCTGTGTTTTTTTGATATTTTTTAAAAGGTTGTATATATAATGTTTAATAAAAAATCTTTTTTATTCTCATTTGCTGGAACTGCAATATATTTGGCATTGCATAGACATCGCTAATACTACGGAGTATGTCAGAAAAGATTAAATCAATACAAGCAAGCACAAAAAGAAATAAAAGATTTCAAGTAACTCTTGAAAATGGTGATAAATATTCATTCGGATTATTAAATCCAGTTCGTGGCACATATATAGACCATGGCGATAAGGAACTTAGATACAGATACTGGGCTAGACATTATGGCAATCCAAGAGAGAAAGAATTAATCGATTCCCTCACACCATCAGCAAGTTTATATTCCGCATATATTTTGTGGGGTATGTCTAAAAGTATTCAAAAAAATATAAAAGAACTAAATAATCTTATTGGGTAGCTCTCATTCCATAGAGGTCGGTTATAGAGTCTGTGTTCACAGACTCTTCTTTGCGATGCCTACGCAGTGGCAAATGGATTTGAATCGCTATCGCCTCTAGGTGGTGGTCGTACTCTCCTCCTAGTTGATACAGGCGGTGGCCTAGGTGGGCGATTTGCAATTGCTCTTCTAGATGCAAGTGTCTCTTGCCTTTTTTCGTGCATTAACATACTTAATACAGATACAATTAAACCAGCGGTAACTCCCCCAGCAACCCCTTGAACTTGTGAGGATGTAATGACATTATATATAGCATCACCTGCTTTATTCATTGTTTTTGTAAAATCTTCTTTAAGCCCTTTTCCAGAATCACCCTCATCTTTTTTTCCTGAAGTAGGTTCAATCATTGCGTCAATATATGGATTGGATTTTTCTACTGGTGCTTTTACCGGTGGAGATTTAACTACTTTTTGCGATTCTGGTGTTGGTGCAGATGTTCCTGAAAACATTGAAGATATTGATTTAACTGATTTTTTTGGTGGTACAATATAAGATGGCTTATCTTGTTTAACTGTGAAATTAGGCCTATTTTTCTCAAGTTCTTCTTGTGCTTTCAATGCGGACTCCATACTACTAGCTGTAATAGTTGGTACGACTTGCTTCATAACTGATTCAAAATCTTCTTTACTTTCTTCCACTTTACTTGATTCTGGATTTAAAAAGTCCTTAATGCCTTGATATACACCCTTATGCGATAGTGTCACTTTCCCAGTATCACTAATATCTTGTGGATTTCTATATGTACCGGTAGATGGTGGTTCATATCTATTTACAGCATCTAATTGTGCCTTACCGTGGGCTTTAGAACTGAATATTGTGGCTAAAGCTGGATCATCTCGCAGTATTGCTTCATTATATGGTTGGTTATATCCCATATCCTTTAAATATTTATTAACTCCTGCCTTATTTGGATTTTCAAGTAAATATCGACTTAAATTTGATTGTTCAGATGACACAATTCTACCTTCAGGTGGTCTAATATCAAAGGTATCTGGTTTTAGTATTGTTGGGTCAGGTTTAAATGCTTTTTTAAGTGCTTTATTTGTTGCATATTGATTCAATGCGGTTTGCACCGCCTTAGTATCACCAGTTGGGGCATTTTCTCCAAAACTTGCCATTATAGCATCAGGATCATTAATTTTACTTTTATCTCTAGGATATAAACTAATTGCCTTCTCTCCAGCTTTTTTACCAGCATATGCAGTTAAAAGTCCTAATGCCGTTAATATTGAATATTGTAGTCCAGCTTTTCCAAGTAATTTGGCCTCATCTGAATAAATCCAATCGGTAAGCCTTTCGGCAATTGGCTTGGCCTTCTTTTCGGCCTCTTCTTTCTTCTTTGCATAATCTCCAAACTTTGATAAGTCTCCCCCCTTTAAAAAGTGTTTTAGGCCAAAACCACTCCATGGCAGATTCGCATCTTTTGTATCTGCTTTTATATTTTCAGACCTACTCATTCTATGCTTTCCAGTTGCAAACTCTTCTAAAGCATCTCTAATATCATCCTCTGGAATATAATCAAGTGGCTCAGATTCTCTTGCCTTACCTTTTATATATTTAAATCCAGCATATCCAGCACCGCCTAATAAAAATGTAATTAATGAAACCAATGCTGCTTTATCTAAATGTAAATCTCTTGCATATTGAATTAAATCAGTAATCTTTTTAGATGCTATTTCTAATCTTTTATTGGTATCTGAATTCAACCCCATACCACTAAAATGTGTTATCCTTTCTTCACCCTCTTTATATTCTGGCTCCCATTCCGATTCTATTTCTTTAATAAAATTCCTATTTCTAGAATTCTTTAATACATTTTCGCCTAGGGTTCTTAATTTATCATCATGTGATTTTATCATATGAAAGCCCACTCCGCCTAATGCAGTAATAATTAAAGTAGATAATGCAGCAATGCCCATGGTTTTAGCATTTGGACTTGTAATAATTTTATAAATTTTATCTTTTACTTTTTTTACCTTATTCGAAAAGCCTCCCCCCTTTAATCCCTTACCTGCTTTGGGTAAATCCTTTTCTAAATGATTCGCAATGGCTGTATCTATAGCACTATCCACTAAATTCTCGGCCAATTTCTTCGCACGTACCTTGTCAACATTATCATTATAGACAACTTTGTGTATAATATCATCTAATACGATTCCAACCTTTAATCTTGCATCGTCTTCAGCTTTTTTTATTTGTTTTTCTAAATGTAATTTGTATCTATTTTTTTGAGCCTCATCGTCTGAAGATGAATCATTATTTTGGTCATAATTTGGATCTATACTTTTTATTATTGGAGATATTTTTTTCTTTTTTGACTGCATTGCATCTTTTTGAACGGCATTTTTTACGAATTCTTTCATATGTGCTGTAGTTCTTTGGCTTTTTATAAAATCAGAATCGAGGGCACCATTTCTATTTGCATATTGGTGAGCCTTATATCCAGCCACCCCAATTCCAGCCATTATTAAACTTGTTAATGCTGTAACCCCTAATCCTTTTGCTTCCTTACTAGTTACAACTTTATGGATATAATTTTTAATTTGTTCTATATTTAATTTTCCACCCTTTAACCCTAGCCCCCTAGCGATTGTTGGTTTCGCAATTGGGCTTGTCATCGTTTCGGATTCTATATTTTTAAATATATCATCTAATTCTTTAAGCTCAGAGCTTATTTCACTGTGTACTTCATTTTTTATTCGATTTTGTGCCGATTCATATAATGGTGATAATTTTATGTTTAGCATATCTTGACGATCAAGTTCCTCTTCAATTTCATCTTCAATTTCCTCTTCTAACATATCAATAAATTGGTGCGATCTTTTTATTGGAATTATATCTTTTTCCTTTGCTTTTAACTCTGCATTATTTCTTTGGCTTTTTATAAAATCGGAATCGGTAACATCAGGATTTCGTCTCTCTCTTGCATATTGGTGAGCCTCATATCCAGCCACCCCAATTCCAGCCATTATTAAACTTGTTAATGCTGCAACTCCTAATCCTTTTGCCTCCTTACTTGTTACAACTTTATGGATATATTTTTTAATATCTGCTACTGAAGATACCTTTCCGCCTTTTAATCCGTTTGCTTTCATATGTGGTGGTTTTGTTTTACTTGTTGGGGGGTCATAATATTCATCTTCATCACTGGAATCATGTGGGTCGCCCTTAGGAAATACTATCCCAGTTGGGTTATTTCCTTGATCATATAAATCTCGCTCGGCCTCAAGTATATCTTGTCTTGTAGCTGGTATATTTGATTTTTTACTAATCATATCAAATATAGTTTTTTCAAATTCGGTATCCTGTAATTGTTTTAATGTTTTAGGTGTAGCTCCCTCTCCCTCTTTTATAGATTTTGCAAGGGCATCTGCAAGTTTTTCATTATCACCAGATGAAATTGCCTCATTTATCAGTTCAGTATTTGTTTTAGGCATACCCTCTTCCACAGGCATATTTGTTTTAGAGTTTCGATACTGCACCGCTTTACCTGTACCATACCCCATTATTCCTAATATAATAGTAGTTAATGCAGTTGCCCCAATTAATTGAGCCTCTTCTGAAGTTAATTCTTTATATACTTTTTTCTTTACTTCATTAAATTTCTTTTTAAAATCGGAAGCCCACCCCTTACCTTTAAATGAACCACCATTCGCACCAGTTGGGTCAGATTGTACACCATACTGCCCACCTAATTTTGATAATAGATCAATAAGCTTTATAGACATTTGTTTTAACTCAATTGATTTTTTTCTTGCAGATGGTGCTTCTCCGTCTTTTGCAGTAAGTACACCATCTGCTATTTTAGATAGGTCAGATTTTAATATTATATTTTTATCTAAGTTTAATTGTAGTTTTTCAATACCTTTTGCCCCG